GTTTCCTATTGAGTGAATTGACATATTATTCTCCTATGTGTTACTTTTTATTAGAGTTGTGCGTCAGTATTTAGGTTAGTAATGGTAACCTTCACATAGTTAATAGACTTAGCTGGTTTGATGTAAATGTCTGCTACGAATTGATTTGAATCCAAGATTGCTGCTGGATTGTTTGATTCATCACAGACTACCTTGAAATCATATAGACCTCTGCCATCTTTGATGTTTTGTAGGAATCCGGTTGCTGCATTTGCGAACAATGAACGCGTAGTTGCATCATTTATTTCAAATAGTACGGCGTTTGCAGTTTTTCCTAGAGTCTTCTTGATGTAGTTAATCAAACGAACGACATTTACGCGAGTTAGTGAAGAAGTTGCGGTTCCTTCTTGGGTGATATCACCAAACAGATAGATGCCATCACCAGCAATACCAATTACGGAATTGATTTTGCTGTTGTATAGGTTGTCTTGTTCAGTTGCAGTTGGGTTCTTGATTAACCGAACAGTGTTGAGGATTCTTCCTCTACGAGTTCCTGCTGGTGAGAACCAGCGTTGTGAATCTCTGTCAGTTCTAACGAAGCATCCTGCTGCATCGCTGGCTAGTGGTATGGTAACATAATTTGTTTCACCAGTGTTAGATATACCCAACATAACCTTTTCACCACCAACTGCGAATAACTTATTATCAGCATTGCTTAGTGCTGGATATGCAGTTGGAGTACTTGGAACAGTAGAACCACCAGTATAACCATCATAAGTTACACCAACAATTCCAATGATATCATCTCTATATGAAGTTATATTCGATACTGCTGTATAATGTGTGCCTATTGCCTGTGAAGTAAACATTGAATCTAGTGCAATGCTTGCATCATAGAAAGTCGCTGCGGTTTCTGCAATCTTGAGAACACCACCGTAAGTGAGATAATTATATGCAGAGTACCAATCAGTTGCCCATGAACCAGTTGGTCCAGAACCAGTAACACCACCGAAAGTTGTTCCGTTTAGTTTTGCTATCCAGTCACCTAAAGTTTCTACTGTCATATAGTCAACTTGCTTATCAGCAGTTACACCAAATAGGTCTACTAGAGATGGGCTTGTTAGACTAACCATACCGGAGATGTGGGCGCCTTGCGCCTCAGATCCAGCCACAACGAATGAATTATCTACTACTGATACTGTTACTTTTGGTCTTGTTGGCATGTTTTGCTCCTAGAGATGTCTTACTCTAGGGGTATTTATTGATTTGGTTATTTCAGTCCTTCGGCATTCCAGACATCGGTTCCGTCTGAAAATGACTTCATATCATCTTCATCATATGAGGAAATAAAGCCAAATGGTGCTAAATCTTCCTCAAGTTGTTTAATTTCATTTTGAAATAGCGCCATTCTGGTGTCTAGATTGGTTAGTTCCTTGAAATATGGTTGTCGTGACAACCAAGCAAATAGAACCAACGACATAACCAAGTCATCATTGTGTCCCTCTTCAGCAGAATAAGTTTGTGCTTTACTGACGAACGACATCAATTCTGTTAGGATTTCGTAGTCTTCTAGGATCAATTTGTCTTGTTCTATCATGTTTTTGAGAACAGAGCATCCAAGTCTTTTTACCTGTGAAGTAGTTCTGACACCAAAAACACTCTCTCCTTTACCAAATCCACCACTTACCACTTGTCCCTTTCGTCCCTTCATGCTAGACATGAGAACATGCTCATACTCTAATTCGCTGTGAAGAATGTCCGCAACTTGACCACCGATGTCGTTGATTTCAATGAAAACATAGGCTTTATTATACTTGTATCCTGTTTTTTCAATGACGGTTGGATATACCATAGGAGATATTAAATTATTCCTAAACTTACACACTAATCGATATGGAGAACTTGTTGCATCGATTACTGTAAATGCACTGTAGTCTTTTCCTTGTCCTCTTGCAGTATCTACTGCAATGAAATACAAGTGATCATCCTTTGGTTCTTCATAAACAGTCAAACCATCTTTAGTTGTATAAATTGGTTCTTTCCACGCCATTGCATTCAATTTAGCAGTGGAGATCAAAGTATTAGATGAACCCAAGAAGTTACATTCAAACTCAGATTCGAATTGCTTCTCAGATGTCTGCTTGATCATCTCCTCTTTCCACTTCTGATCCCGGAGTTTACCACCAGCAGTAGATGGAACCTGCGACCAGTGAACCTCTATGGGAACATATTCATTCTTTCCAGACTCTCCGGGTTTCTTCGTAGCGCCCTTCCAGAGTTTGTAGAACATGTTTAGACCATTTGGAGTAGAGATCAACAATACCTTTGTACTCAAACCAGAGGTAATGGTTGGGAACACGGAACTAAAGAATTCTTCTGCGATGTTCTGAGGAACGAATGCAAACTCGTCAAGAAACAGAAGGTTGAAAGATCCACCACGGACAGCAGATGCTGATGTGGAGGATGCTAGGATCTTAGAACCATTCTCAAGTTGAATAGATCCTTTGTTCCATTCGAGAATACCTTGTTGCAACCATTTTGGCAAATACTCGTAAGCCAATTTCAAACGAGACAACATTTCGCGTGCTGTGGATTGCTTGTTAGCAAGAATGGCTACGCTCATGTTTTGGTTGAACAGAATGTAATGAAGAATGTATGCAATAACTGTGGTTGACTTACCAGACTGACGAGGCAGTTTAGCGATCACATAACGATTGTCATGGATCTTACTGATGATGTCTTCTTGATAATCATACAACTCGAAAGGTACAAGACCTTTATCTAGAGTTACAATCTTAACATAGTTTTTAGTGAAGTAGATCGGATCGTTTGCACACTTCACATATTCTTCTACTTGTTCTTTTGTAAATTCAATTTTTACTCCGGGTCCCTTTAAGTTGGGATTACCGAGGTAACTTTTACTGTCGTTCTTCCCCATTGTTATCTAATGCCTTTCTTCTGCTACGACTTTGATTTACTAAGTCTTGCAGATCACTTGTCGAACCAACATATATGGCATTTGTTGTGTTATTATTAACAGTGATTTTTTCTTTTTCAATCTCTTTCTTTTGCTGATGAAGACCCATTAAGTCTTTATTCATTTCAGCAAGTTGCTTTGCAAAGTTTGATACAACTTCAAATCCACGAGGAGAGTCTAGACTCTGAGCCAAAGATATTGCATTATCTAGGCTATCTTTGCCCTTCTCTATAAGTTCTTTTAGATTTGCTCTAGCATACTCAAAGTCCGAATCCATTTTCTTTTGTTGAACTTCTGGACTTGCTGGTTTTACCGTTATTTCTTTTGGTGCTGGTTTAAAATCAACACCTAAACTTTGAGAAATAGAATCAAAAACTTTTGGTACTTCATTATCCATTTAATGTATCATCCTCAAAAATATTAATATCAACTTCTTTGATGATTCCAGAACCACTATCTTTGATTCGACCATACATGTATGCTTTAGCGGTAAATGAAAAAGTGGAAACAACCATTCTTCTAGAAGACATATCTCCTTCATAAGTCTCTGTCAAATTTACACTATTGAGAACAATTGGAACATCAACATTTACATCCAATTCGTTCATTTTTAATGTAACTATAAATTCTGGAGAAAAATATGGCAATATTTGTTCCACGATCTGTAGATTATCTTCTACCTTCCTAGTAAAACAATACAATCCATATTGAACATTATACGGCACTTCTGCGTAAGATTGATATGTGTTTGTGTTTTGTTGATCAATCTGTACACTTCTTGATTTAGTGTTTAATTTATTAATTTTTCTAACAGGATCGTACTGTAGATTCGTAATTTCAAATCCTAAAATTGGAAGTACAGTTTCAAGTTTAACATTGTTTGAAATAGAACTGGCTTCAGTTAATCTTCGAATGAATTTTTCTTTACCAGAATAAGTGATCGGAACATTTGTTTTTTCTGATCTACCGTCTGAAGTTTGTTTTTCTACAAAAATTTCATCAAATAGACCACCAAAGGCTAATGTTAATTTTCGTAAAGTTTGATTATAGTAATACTGAAACATTAGTAACTTCCCTCGGAGAATGGATCAACATCAGTGAAATCGTAGATTCCAAGACTATCTCCTGTCTGTTTGATGTGTTCATTGTCTCCGTCGAATGTAGAATCGATTGGAGTTATTGGTACGAGAATATTTGTTCCAGTAATGCCGGTAACATAGAACTCTGCACCAGAATCTTTTCCTTTAATTGTTTGTGAGGAATAGAAGAAAGATCCACTGATGCCATATATGTTCATTGTGTTTGCTGCATCATTATATTTGAAGCACACGGCTTCTGCTGTAGCATTTGAATATGTTCCACCAGTTACACCAAAAACTTGGAATACTGTTTCACCGTCATAGAAACTTAGATTGTTTGAGACTTCAGTAGAGAGTGCAAATTGATATACTTGTTTCTTTCTTTCAGTTTCAACAACATCCACATCGGTTTCTCCCGTATCAAATTCGTCATGATCAATTGTGGTTAGTTCGCATGTCAGTGCGTATGTGTATAATTTACCAAGTTGATAAAATGGGTTTTCATGTTCAACAAAGTTAATTTCAAATAAACCTTTGCTAAGTGGAAAATAGATTAAATCACCTTCTCGTGGTCGTGTGATTGTATCATATTTTTCTGCAATCTCTTTATTGAATCTTTTCTTAGAGATAATCAAAACTATTTTATCTTTTACTGTAAGACCAAACTTAGTGATTATATCCCCTTCTCCCTCGAATCCAGACACAGAAGCAATATACATTTCTAATGGAAATGCCTTATTAAACTTATACTGAGCCTCACCAAACAATATGCTTTTATCATACTGCTCGCGGGGAATGTAAATCATATCCCTACCCATAGTCTTGATGATCTCTATAGAGAGATCTTCAATTATGTTCTGTTCGCCTGAATAGTCTTTGAAGTAGGGATTATGAGCCATTTTATCCGACCATGAAGTTTATTGGGAGTTCGTATTCAAGTTGTACTTGTTGTTCTATTAGTGCTATTTCTTGTTGTGCTTCTGCTACGATTTCTGCACCACGGAGAGTAACACCACCGGGAAGTTGAACACCAGTGAATTTAGACATATTCATGCCCCACTGTCTCTTGATAAGAGCAGTGACATATTTCTTCAGAAGACGATCATTATAGATCTCGGTGAACTTATCTGGATTTAGAGCAACATATGCTTCAATCAATAGATTTCCATTTGCTGCAAGTTCTTCTTTCCAGTTCATGTCAATGTGAAGTTTATTCGTAACCTTACTGAAACGAATTGCTTTTTCTGGTTGGAACATGTCTTGAATCATATTGATATAGCGTTTTGTGCTATCGTACTGAGCAAGACCCATGTTACGACTTGACATTAGATTGGTATTGATACCAAAATAATCTGTTAGTGCCATCTGATATCGAACATCGAACATGGAGATGTTGCTGAATGGACCAAACTGGAACAACTTGACTATAGAAACTATGTCTCTACCAGTAGGTCCATCACCACCGAAACCATTTACTGGACCTAAATTATCGGTATCAATATATTCGTTTGTGATATCTGTCGCTGTGACGGGATATAAAAAGTATGCTTTTTCAACACCATCAAAGTGACGCTCTGAGAAGTATTGTAAAGCATCATCTAAACGATCTTCACATTGCTGCCAATCTACATTGATATCTACAACTGGTGCGCCCAATTGTCTCAATGAATATTCAATAAGGGTTTGTCTTGAACTTGGTGATGCCATAAATTCTCCTTATAGGTATTTATGGCATTTACCAAATTACTTTAAAGGTTCGGAGTTTAATTTATTTCCTTGTTGAGCAGCAAGTTTTGCTTGTTGTTCATCCATAGCCTTCTGCATCGCTTCTGGCATATCTGGAAGAGTCACAGGCATCTTATTCAGATCTTCAAAGTTGATGTTTTCAATGTAATACTTACGAGTAATTGGTGCAATTGCTTCATCTGGTTTGCTTGGGGTGTAGTTTGTAAATCCAGGCATAGTAATTGGGCAGTTTAACTTTGGATAATCTAGTTTGCTATAGTCTGTACCATTAGCAACTAACCAAGTACCTTGACGATCTCCACATCCACAACCACCGCAGAAGTACTGTCCCTGCGTCTTGCTTTCCTTTAGATGCTCACATGGTGGAACAACACCGTTGAGATGCTTATCACCAAAACAACTTAAAACTCTTAGTTGTTTTGTTGCCTTATTAATCTTCTTCTCATTTAGACCACGAGAAGTTAAAGACATGGCAAAACTCTGTATCATTCCAATCTTCTTGGAAAATATACTTTTATTATCCGGTACGGCAACAGTTCTAAATTCGATAGGATCTGGTTTGCTCGAACAAGACTTATCTTCGCTCATAATAAATTACTCCAATTCAATTCTTCTTATTAGTCGAACATTAACCTGAGATGTTCTAGGTACTAAGTATATAGATCCGTAATCAGACTTGTTATAACTTTGACCAAACATAAACGACTGTTTATTAAAAATCTGAGAATCTAGGTTATATTTTGTAACTGATTGCTGTTCAAAATACGGCGTAGATGTTAAATAGATGCTAGTTTTCATCGATCTGAATACTTCTGGTATAAAGAATCCTTGATTCAGTTTAGAATTAATAAACTCCAATTCGTTCTTTGATGGCAAATACCAACCAGACAGTTTGGAATTTTCTCTTAGTGTTTCCATCGTCTTGCTTTGTAAACCATAATATGTTTGACTATCACCGTAAGTATTCCAAAAACCATCATATATTGATGCGGGAATTATCTCAGTTGGTTCTGATGTGTCATTAATTGAACCAAGATCATAATCATTTGGTGCAATAATAATTGCCCATCTCTTTGCAGTTGTTCCATAGCCTACTACATTTGGAATGTATTCTACTGCTGAACCCGTATATGGATTTCCATTAACAGTTGATCCTTGAGTGTTGATTGGAACACCCGGTTCAAATACACCAACATATAATCCATCTTGATAATATGTTAATTCGGATTCGGGTAAAGTATTTTCTGCTTGTGTGATTCGTAATGTTAAATTATTACCACAATTACCACCAACAACAGTATTGCAATCTACACATCCCTCTGTTGGGCTATCTAAATCGCAACAAATACCACCAGTTCTAAACAAACCACCAAGTCTAGTACAATTACCCTGATTGGTTTGTATGCAATTGGTGATGTCAACACTGCATGTGCAGCAACTGCCATTCATTTGGTTATTGCAGATATCCATATCTGGCTCAACAACCGCATAACAACCGGAACGGAAGCACGAAAGATCTATTATATCGGTAAATGAAACTAGTGGTTGTTTTTCAAAGTCACTAATATTAGATGCAATTTTTATAATTCTATTAGTCTCATCTACAGCAAAACAATAATCATTTGCCGGAGATTGATTATTCGGTGATACATCGTTTATATTCGAACAAGAAACAAGTTTATATTTTCTGCTTAGAGGATATGTTAATTCTGTATTGAGAGAATTACATGTCATCGTTCCATTTGCATCAATACCGCAGAAAGTATTAGCACCAAAAGATGCCTTCGCATATTCTATTCGTGGTATAGATCTAACCATGCTGCGTAAAGATTGAAGTTCTGGTAGATCATTGATAAATGGAGAATAGTATTCAAAACTATTGTCTAATCTTTGCCCAATAAATCCAAGAGTGGCAAAATTTACTTGAATATTATCTGTGCCATTTCCTGTGGATTTTGGTGGAACATACACATTGTGTTGATATAACCTTTTAAGTTTTTGTGCAACAGTTAATGTTTTAAATTGATTATTCTTAGCATCAAAGAATCTTCCATAAATTACAACATTATTATTTGAATTAATGTATGCACTGAATGTTTTTGTTGCTATTAAATCTAAAGCAGGCAAGTATGGTGGATTAGTTAAAGGAACTGGTGAATTTCGTGGATTATCTGCAAATCTATTTTTAAATGCAGTTGTTGCATAATAACGAGGAATAGAATTTTCATCCAGTATTGCAAAGTAACCATCAGCCCATCTTGCTGGTTCATCTATTGTGTAATCCTGAGAATATCCGCCCGGACAAACTTTTGTAACACCAATTGGTTCTGTGGTTTTTGCAAACGGAGGACCTCCTGTGCTTTCTTGATTTGGTGCCAAGATTAAATCATAAGCAAGTGAATTTGTGTTATTTCTTATTTGAAACACACCTTGATTTACACCTTGTGCCATTTTTCCGGCGTAATTATCATCAAACCACGCTTTATTACCACAAATATTAGAATATCCGAGTAGTCCCCAACAGAATACATTAGTACCATTTTCGCATGAATTTAAAACTGTGTTGTTTGTCTCTGAAAGTTTACAATCGTTTATAGCAGGAGCAGCACTTCCAACTTGTTCTTCGCATTTTCTACCGTTATTGTAGAAAGTAGAAGTGTATGGAAATACTGCTTTAGCAGCACATTCTTTTTCACTACAGACATCTATGCAATTTGCATAGACGGTTCCATCATCATTAAACTCTGGGTAACAACATGCTCGTTGCTCTCTGTAATCCAATACATTTGATTGTTCTAGTGTACCAGAAACACATAGACTTTCTTCTGATTCCGTGCAAGTAGAACCTAGAGTCCAAAGACCGCTTAAAGATTCGCATTCGCATAATGTAGTTACTGCTGTTCCACCTAATGAACAAGCGCAGCAGCAACCAAGAGATGATGGAGTTATATTTGTATTTTCATCACATTTACCCGCAATGAAATGCCCATTTTGGATGTTGCAATCTGATACTGTGGTGTTTTCTGTTTTTGATACTTCATTAGTATCAGAATCATAAACATAACAACAACCAGTTATACCATTGTTTTGAATATATTGGCTATAATCTACTACAGTCTGTGATCTTGTTCTAAATTGAATTGACATATTAGCAACTTTCGTAATTATAACATTCAGGGCACAACATCTCTACACAAATGCCTTCTGTGATTTTTACACTCTTAGTCATTGTGTTATTTGACTGATCTCGTTGTAGTAATGTAAACC